ATCTAGATCATAAACCCAATAGGTGCTATGGCGACGGATATAGGATTGCTATCAATATGGAAATTCTTTGTAATGAAAGTTCTGATGAACTTTTTAGTAGACTTAAGCAACATGCATAAAGTTATGTTAAGAAACACTGACAAAACTCCTAGATAGTGGTACAATATGGGAGTGAGAGCAAAATGAAAGAAAACCAATCTTCGTTATGATATTCTTCGTGCATGGAGGTTATTATGCACAACGTAATTTCTTACAATCAACTTGCATCCTGGAAACATTTAGATAAGACACTTGACGATTATATTGAACAAAATGAACAGATTAACGATTATTATCAGTGTTTAATTGAATGTAGAGACAATCAGCAAGAATGTAAACGTATCTGTAGGAGTATATTAGCAGCATAACCAGTTTAAAGTCTGTCCATTCGCCCTTGACTTTCGTGGTCAGGGGTTTTATAGTATGTGTATTGAAACACCTTCACAATGACTTACAACGCAGAAGTTCAATTCAAGTTTGATGCCACCTGGACTCCCAGTTATAGTTCATCATTTAATGATGATGACTTTATTCCTGAAGAACACTATTTGATTACTGCTCCTGCCGCTGACTTGAATGCCAAGCAGTATTTCAAACTGTTTGAGAAGTTCATGCTCTGTGTGGGTATGTGCCCTGCTAGTATTCGCAGTGGTGCAATGTCTCTGGTGTTTAATGATTTTGTGAATGAAGAGGAACAACGCAAGGTTTGTAATGAGTATGAACTGACGATGGATGAAGACCTCGAAGATAAGTTCAAGGAATGGAAAGTGCGTGATGAAGAGATTGCACGACTGGTAAAAGGTCCTATGGGAACTGTATTGAATGAAGAAGAACTGACTAACTTGGAGGAGGGACAATGAAACTGATTTCATTTAATCATCGTGAAGATTATGGACAAGAATACTATGTTCAAGTTATTCATAACAAACGCTGGGCACTTCTTCAGGCATCAGTAAGTTGGAATGATTTTCCATCGTGGCCTTATATCCAAATCAAATCAGGTAGTGGTACTCTTCTGAGTATTATGTTCTGGGTGTATAAGTTTGGATTTGATATTGGTGTCTGTGAACACACTTGGAACTTTGAGTATCTTGAAGACCTTGATGAAGACTTTGCCAAAGATTTGGATAAATGGAGTGAAGAATGAACCTTGAAGAAATCCTAGAAGAATACGGACAGGAAGTATTAGATACTTATTATGAACTCTTCCCAGATAAAGACCTAAAAAAGTTCCCTGACCGTTTCTGTGGTCCTGTTGGCGAATATGCTGACTTTGTGTTAGAATGTTATTATTCAACTGGTAGTGATAAGTTAGAAAGTATTGAGGACTTTGAGAACGGAGTTTTCCAAGAGTATTACTATTACTGCCATAATACCAATACTGGATTTGTATTTTATAATGAGGAACGATGACTGAACGCAACTTCACCAAAGAACTTTTATACACATATTATTCTGATATGGAGAGTGGAGATGATGTTGAGAGTATTGACTATCGTTCCTTGATTCACATTATCACTGAATTGTGTGATAGAATTGAACAGTTGGAAAAGGACAACGAACTACGGAAATCTTATGATTGGAGAGGGGTATGAATGAAGATATGCCGTGGGTCAATCTCACCCAAGAAGAAGTAGAAGAACTCCGCAACAAAAAACACGAACTGACTGAATATGGCAAAGAACAACTGAGGAAACTTATGAGAAACCAAGAGCCCTATCCTGATGCGATGTTCGAAGAGGCAGAACGTCGTGAAGCAGCAAACAGAGAACTTGCAAAGGAAGAATGGGAACGCAAAGAACGCAGTGATACTGTGCTGCGACGATATAATCACTTCTATAATGAAGAATGTTCTGGTCTTCCTCACGGGACACCAATTACACCAGAACATATGCAGGCAATGGCACTGGACTGTGCTGTTGATGCTCTTATGTGTGAAAACTTGAACGTAGAGTATAATGTGATTGCGATTGATGACATCAAGGATTTGATTGCACGATTGTATGAACAAAGTAATGAGTTTCTAAAGAGAGTGGAAGAGTTCAAAGATAGTGTTGATGGAGTAGCATAATGAACCTTACATTTAAACAGCATATTCTCTTGTTAGCAGGACTTACATTGTTGTGCGATGAATCTGCAAAAGTGAATAATACAGAAATGCAACACGAAATCTTGGAACTATCTGATATTATTCAAGAATATGCTGAAAGAAGGCAAAGAGCAGATGAACGACGAAAAAATGACTAAGAAACTCTGTAAAGATTGTAAGTGGTATCATAAATCCTGGTTTGAGCATATCTTTTATAAAACTAATGCGTATGATATGTGTGCCTCTCCAAATACCACTGATGATCTTGTAACTGGTTGTAAGCAACGATTTTGTGATCAACTTCGTTCTAAAACTTGGCAAGATCTGGATTACTCTTGTAGACCTGATGGTAGGTTCTGGGAGGCAAAATGAGATTTGAAGAACCAACAAAATGGGAATATTTCCTTGACGGTTTCCGCAATGTCCTGTATATTCTTGACTGTTATAATGATGGTGATGAGTGGGGATATGATGAATTCTGGGAGAGTTTGAATATTGGGTGGTATAGAACTGAAATTTTCCCATATGACGACCCATTTCAAATACATATACCATCACCTGAACGCAAGTTGAGGTTAAGTCAGTGACTGAAAAATCTAAAATCTTCTACAATATCTGGTGTTGTGCGTACCAAAGACGCCATATGTATCGTGGAACACCGCGAGAGTACAGGGAACATACTACAATCCGTATGTGTCTAGATATGAAAGACGTTAAGTTCTATCAGTTTGATACAGAGAAACCTCATTATGTCTAAGAAACCAACAAAAACTACATTGAACTGGTGGGAATATTGGATCTGTCATTGTTGGATGATGGGTTGGCAAAATATTCGCGGATCTTTTCATATCTGGAGAGATCTAATGACTGGTAATTATAAGGATTATGCACTAATGTGGTATGATGATCCTTATGAGGAATGTGTTAATTGGTTCTGGGGAACTCTTGGTGATGACGATACATTGCCTAAAGAATTTCTTGAAGGATTGTTAGTTCAAGTAGCACAAATTGAAAGTGGTGAGGTAAAACCAATTCCATTTACTCAAGATATGTTTGATAGACTTGAAGACCTTGTAGGTGATATTGAAGTAGACCTTAACGAAAAGTTGGAGGAAGACAATGGGGATGTTTGATACTATACGTTCTTCATATGATCTAGGGGAACAATTCACTAATGTAGAAATGCAAACCAAAGGTCTTGCTTGTGCAATGACTCGTTATTGGATTTCCACTGATGGTTGTCTGTATGAATTAACTTATAGAGAAACTCACAATTTTGTAGAAATTGGAGAAGATGACGAACGATACGATCCTAAAAAAACATTTTTGAATTTTGAGTGGATTCCAACGGGAAAACATGGTAAAGTAGAACCGTGTTATGTGACCGATTACGTTGAAGTTTATCCTGCTACTTGGAATCAATCTTGGGAATCTTGGCCTGTATTAAAATTACATTTCAAACTGGGAAAACTTATTGATTATGAAGACATCACAGGACAACTTTGAACTATTCCCTTATGAATCTTTTGGTGTAAGATTAGAACATATAAATGAAAAAAGGATTTGCTGGTTCAAGGATGATTATGAGTTGCAAAAATACCTAGAAAGGTATAAACTGGATAAGAGAACTATTAAGATTGATTATCGTGATGGAGAACCCACTAAACCCAGTGAAAAACGTAAGAGAAGTGTGGAGCAAAAACCTGAACCAAAAAGTAAAGGAAGTTCTAGTTCAGTTCGATCAAGAAAACCCCGCGTGGATACCACTTGATACTTTGCTTTCTATCTCAAAATTTTATAATAAATAATAATGCCTGAGTTGGTGGTTCTTTTCAGGTTGGGATAAAGCACCTTAGGGTGCTTTTCCTGTATAAATACTTTTAACCACCAACTTAAGAGCAGAAATGAAAGGAGTAATTTATTGTTACCATTGTATTCCTACAGGAAAGAAATACATTGGGCAGACCATTGATGAAAAAAGAAGAAAGAAAAAGCATTTAATAGAGTCAAGAAAAAAAGATTTGAAATTTTATCGTGCTGTAAGGAAGTATGGATGGGAAAATTTTACCTATGGGATAATAGGTGAATTTGAGGAAAGTATTATGGATGATATGGAAGTATACTATATTGAAAAATTCAATACTTTTAAAAAAGGATATAATTCCACTGCGGGTGGAGGTGGATTGCGAGGGTATATATTTTCTCAAGAATCTAAAGAACTTATATCAAAATCTCAACTTGGTGTTCCTAAAAATCACGGTACAAATGTTTCTCTGGGATTATCTGGAAGAAAGTTGTCAAAGAATCATGTAGAAAATATACAAAAAACGCAAAGAGAAAAAAATGTAGGAATTTATAAAATGTCTTTCGATGAGTTATCTGCAGCGGGAAAGAGGGGTGGAAGAATTGGTGGTATAAAGGGAGCTAAAAAACAACATAAACAAAAATGGAAATGTTTAGTTACTGGATTTATTTCAACACCTTGTGGATTGTCCTCATACCAAAAAGCGAGAGGTATTGACAAATCTATGAGAGTAAGAGTAGAATAGAGTTCTACAAAGCGCAAAAAATGATAGAAGTAACTGAAAATGAAAACGGATCGTTCACTATCTCCTGGGATGAAACTTCTCCTACAGAAAGTATTCTCAACACCTGGACCGAAGAAGACTTTATCAATGCGATTATGCAATCTATTGAAAAACTGAATGAAAATGACTGATCAAACAAAACTCATTCTTGCTATGATTCAGGTTGATAATCTGACAAAACTATTGGAAGGAAATGAGTATCAAGACTTTTTATACAGTAAATTAATCTCCACACGAATTGAACTACAGAGACAATTAAATCATTATGGAACGACAACTAATTGACGACGCATTTTATGTGGAGCAAAAAAAGTATGGGTTATGGCAATCACATTATCCAGACGATAAAGGAATCATTACTTCACTAACTGAAGAACAATGTGTGAGAGCAACACGTTGGTATTTGAAAGCAAAACAAGAAGGTGAGTTTGACAAATCACCTGAGAAGAGTTATTCTGGAGAAGTTGGAGGAAAACTATGACACTACGCACTTTTGTTGATAAGAATGGTAATACTTGGGAGTGGAATGAAACTCCTGAAGTTCTGGAAGTTCTTAAAAACTTTCACGCTGGAAACTACAATGGACCACTATATGCACCACACCCAGACCTGAGCAATGAAAATGCGTCTAACCCCTAATCAACAATTCTGGGCTAATATCTTTCGCTGTGCTGTAGAAAGGTCTAACATTTACTTTAAAGAAAAAGACCTAGACAGACACGCAAGAGAACATACAACTGTCGTATTAGCACTGCAAAAAGGAGAGCAATTTTGGAAAGAACTACTGTAGAATATCCCTATCATGTTCTTGATAAGACTACTCCTTGGTATGAGTGGTTATGTTACTGCGAAATTTGTTACCAATTAAATGCTCCAGGGCAACCTTCTTTGGGGCGTTTTATGGCATATAGGCGTTATTTGAAATCTGTTGGACTTCTTGATAATGATTAAAAAGTTTATCAAATGGTTTATCTCTCCGAATGAGAAACCTATCGTAGAAGAAGTTGATATCTATGCTAAGTTGACTGAGTTGCAAGAACGTATTGAAGCACTTGAAGCAGAGAATGTGGAGAACAGTAATTGTTTCTATGAACTTTCAAATTCTATTGACGCAGTTGATGCGCGTATAGATATTCTAACTCTTGAAAATTGGAATAAGAAAAATGTATGAACTTGATTCTTTTGAAAGGGCACTAGCACATTTTGGAACAAGAGTAGACATTATCATTGCATTAGAGATGGGAGGTAAAATTGATTCAGACACTGCTTACAAAAATATTAAACAGGAACTTAAAGAACTCAAAAAAATCCGAAAACAACACAAAAAAGACCCGCATTTGTGATAAGTGTGGTGTTGAGAAACCACTTGACGAAAATCACTTCCAGGTGGTAAAATACTTTCGTGATGGATATTCGTACTACTGCAACGATTGCAGCAAACCTAAACCCAAAGAGGATTGATGGACTACAAAAAGTATTCGCTCGAACAACTTGAGAATTGGATTCACGATGCACTCTCTTGTGGTGAAGCAACACCACAGGAGATTTATGATGTGATTAAAGGTGTGGTGAGTGAAAACTATCATATCTACAAAAATCACACAGAACGATGCTATGAACTTCTTGCTCTTTTGAATAGTGGTGTTAGTAATAACAAATATCAAGATTATCTAAATGAAATTTTGAGTTGTGATAAAGATGATCCATCACCTGAATGTAAAAGGGAATGGAATAAGTTCTGGGAAGAACCATATCCTCTTTTTGTAAGCGAAGACGGTGATCTTTATTCAACTAAAGATAAAGTAAAAAAATGGGTTCTTCCTGTTCAAGTTGACGGATTGACTGGAGAATGTTATATCAATCTTCCTGATGATTTGCTTGAACGTGCTGGACTTAAAGAGGGTGATACTGTAGAATGGAATGATCGTAAAGATGGTAGTTTTGAATTGAGGAAAGTAAATGGCACTAAGTGAATCTGTAGAAACAAGTTTGAAAGAGGCAGAAGCAAGTTTGCGTAATGCTCTTGCATATGCTGCAAGACAAGAACGTCCAATGGTTTGTAGTGTCATTGCTGATATGATTAGTCGTATTGAATCGCTGCAAACAACTGATTCTATTCTTGATAAGTTGGAAGGTCGCAAACCTGGCGATAGTGGTTCTTTTGGATCTTTCTTTAATGATTAAGAAACTTTAACCAATCCCAAAGACAATATTAAGAAACGGCACATCTGCCTTAAATACTGTTAGGATATGAACATAATAACGGGAGCAACAGTATGACTCTTCCTTCAAAGGGACAAACAAAACTCACAGACGAAGAGTTTAATGAAATGACTGCGCTGAAGAATGCAATCAATCAACAACCTTCTGCTGTAATTCCAGAGAAGTTGGAGGAATTTACTGAATATCTTGTGAGAAGTCTCAGGGAAAAGGGTGGTTGACAGTAACTCTGGGGCCTTGAAAGTGTCCCTATAGTGTAAGCACAACATTGAAATGGCAACCCGCTCTCGTATTGGTCTCGAACTTGCTGACGGTTCGATTCTCTCTGCATATGCACACTGGGATGGTTATCCTGAGTGGATGGGTCGTATTCTTCGCACTCATTATACCACCAAAGATAAAGTTGCTGAACTGA